TAGAGATCCACTGCGCTAACACTACGGGTACAAACAACATAATAGTAGAGGCTCTGAATTTTATAGTTTCCGAAATCAGATAAACACCTAATACCTCCCGCCCTCTTCGGAGGGCTCCCTAATCCACAGGAGGCCACATGGCTAACCCAGTAACACTAGCGGAAGTGCAACAGCACCTACGCCTCGGCACTCTTGACACAGCCGAGCAGACCGAGATCAACACAATGATCGACGCTGCAACTGAACACGCGGAAGCATTCTGCAATCGTGGCTTCCGCTCAGGAACAAAGACCGAGCAGTATGACGAGTTTCCATCGTCTGATGCTACTGCTTTGGTACTCTTTGCCGACGCGCAAAGCGTGAGTAGTGTGTCTTACTATGACACAGAAAGCGCTGAGCAATCTTACGGCACGACCCGTCTCGTTAATCGTGGCGGGCGCTCTTACATCTACCCCGCGTTCGGATCGGACTGGCCGACCGACTGCGGCAACAAGCCCTTCAACATCACCGTCACATACGTCGACGTGGATGAGTCGTCGGTGCCGTCTTCAGTCAAGTCGGCTATCTTGTTGCTTGTGGGTGACATGTACGAGAACCGTGAGAACTCGGTTACCGGACAAGGCGTAACACACGTCAAGATGTCCTTAACGGCGGAGCGCTTGCTCACTCCCTACAAAACACGCCTAGCGTAAGGGGGAGACATGCGAGCCGGACGACTCCGACACAAAGTCACACTAATGACTCCTGCTAACACTGTCAGTGATCTCGGCGAGATCGAGACAGGCTACACCAACGAAGGAACCTTCTTTGCGGAGGTTGTCTCGAAGGTAGGCGGTGAGTTCACAGCTGACAACGCTACAAACTCAACCACAAACTACACGGTATACATGCGCTACAACAGCTCCGACTTGAACTTCATACAGGCCGACAGCTTCTTAGTGTTTGGTACTCGTGTACTGCGTATACTTTCATCAGCCATGGCCGATCACCGCAATCGCATGATTGTGATACAGGCCGACGAGATCGCGACTCGGACACTACACGGTGACGTGTTGTCTGTTGTACCTGGCGGTGCTGACGGCATACAGTTGCCCGACGCTATCACCGACGATCTGCTCGAGCTTGAGTAGGAGGTAACATGAGCTTAGCGACATCAATAAGATCTGCGCTAGTGGGTAATACAACCCTCAACGCGCACACTGGTGACCGTATCTTTTACCTACGGTTCCAGCAAGGCGACACCCAGCCTGCGGTAGTATTCCGCCCGCTCGGTAACGTCAACGACACAACACACGGAGGCACTTCGGTGCTACTAGAGCCAGAGGTTCGACTGGTTTTGCGAGCTGAGCGCTTGTCTCAAATTGAGGCTATGCGTCAGGCTATCATTGACCAGTTCATAGCACCTGAGATTGCCCTCGATGGGTATGGTGCTGCTCACGCCATCATTAATGATCTTGGCGCCGAGTACGACGACAAGCTACGTGTGTATCACCACTACATCACCCTTAATTTGCAAATGAGGACAAACTAATGGCAATCACAGCCCCATTCCACGGCCGCACTACTGAGTTTCACATCACTCCTAGCATCAGCGGCACTATCTCTGCATCTACTAAGATCGCTGAAGTTGACGACCTGTCAGCTCTCGAGCTTAGCCGTGCAACTGTTGACCTGCTGTCATACGGTGACGACGACATGCGTAAGCTCGTTGGTGCTAAGGACAACGGTTCAATTTCACTGACTCTTAACTGGATGCCCGGTGACACCGACCACGACGCGCTTGCTACTGCGTTCGTTGACGGCGCTTCAGGCACTTACGCTATCCAATGGGTATCTGGCGCTGAGACAGCACGTGCTGACTTCACTGCGTTCGTTACTTCATACGGCGTAGCTAGCCCCAAGGAAGACAAGGTTACTTGCACTGTTGAGCTGACTATCACAGGCGCGGTTACTTTTGACCTGACACCTGCATAAGTTTGACGGGGGCCTTCGTGGCCCCTTATTTTTGAGGAGAGTATTATGGCATTATTATCGAAAGCAGACATTCTTGGCTGTAACGACATTCCCACCGAACTTGTTGAAGTTCCTGAGTGGGGTGGTTCTGTTAAGGTTCGCGGCATGACTGCGGGCGAGCGTGACCGATTTGACGATATGATCCGCACGCAAGGCTTGTCAGCGCTACGCGCTACTATGGCAGCCAACGGTATCATTGGCGAAGACGGTAAGCGTCTGTTTACCGACATTGAGGTGAGCAAGCTAGCCGAGAAGTCGGCCGAGGCACTTGACCGTGTGGTTGAGGTTGTATCGCGTCTCTCAGGACTAACTCCAGAAGATGCGGAGTTTCTTGAGGGAAACTAAAAAAGGACCCGATCCGGCTATTCAAGTTCCGTTTAGCCGGGCACTTAGGTATGACTGTGGGGCAGCTAGACCGCACCATGTCATCCAAGGAATTAACTGAGTGGATGGTATACGCCACTATCGAGCCGTTTGGTCCAGCTCGGGAAGACTACCGCGCTGCACTTCACGCATCGGTGGTTGCAAACTGTAACGGAGCTAAATCACAACCCGACGACTTCATTAAGCCGTTCTCGCATGCCGAGTACATGGCCGAGGTGAAAGAGAAGGAAGAACAAGAGCGCTTCACACGCAAACAAGAAGCCCAGATGGCAATCCTAAAAAGAATGATGGGAGCTAAGAATGGCCGTAACTAAGAAGTTTGGCGTGGAAGGACTAGAGGGCCTGCAAAAGGCCCTTAAAGAATTCGACGACGACATAATAAAGAAATCAGTTCGAATCGCCGCACGGGACGCTATGAAGCCCGTCGCTGAGCGTGCAAAGAGTATGGTGCCTGTGGATAAGGGTAACCTAAAAGAAACAATCAAGGTGTCCTCTGGAACCTCTCGCGGCAAGTACGATGATCGTATCGGCTGGGCTGCGGTAAAGGCTGGAGGCAAGGGCAAGAAGGACTCAGAAGGTCGCATGCCCGGTGAGTACGTGCTGTCTATGCACTACGGCAACTTCAAGGATGAAGAGGAGCCGTTCCTACTCGACGCGTTTGAGCCGCACGCACAGAGCATTGTCAACGACTTTGCCAAGGAGCTCAGAACCCAAACAAAAAAGGGCGTCAAGACAATGGCGCGAAGGAATAACAAGAGAGGCAAGTGATGGTAGGACCAATCGCAACCCTCCGTGTTTTACTGACAGGCGACGATGCCGAGCTACGTAAGAAGCTAAAAAGCTCAGACAAGAAAACACGGGAGTGGGCCAAGAATCAGATCAAACACACCAAGCGTGTGCGACAGGCGTTTAAGATGGGCGCCGCTGCAGTAGGTGCAACCGCTGTGGCTTACGCAGGATTAACCAGACAGGCGATCACTGCCGCTGACCATCTTGCTAAGACTGCCGACAAGATTGGACTAACAGTTGAAGGCTTACAAGAGCTGCGCTTTGCAGCCGACCGCGCAGGTGTTAGCCAGCGTGCATTAGACATGGGTATACAGAGATTTGCCCGACGACTAGGTGAAGCCCAGCAAGGCACCGGCGTGCTCGCAAAAGACTTACAGGCGCTTGGCATCCAGCTGCGTAACAGCGACGGCAGCCTACGCTCTACCGAGTCGGTACTGGACGACTACGCCGATGCTATTAAGCGGGCGCAGACTCCACAAGAACAACTCCGCCTAGCGTTTAAGGCTTTCGACTCAGAAGGCGCGGCGCTTGTTAACATGCTCAAGGACGGTTCATCCGGTCTCGACGAGATGCGCCGTAACGCTAACAACCTCGGCCTCGTTATGGCAGATAGCACAGCCCGTAAAGCTGAGCAACTGTCGGACCAGCTTGGTACACTTAGCGACGTATTTAAGAACAAACTAAACACAGCACTTGTTGAGTCAGCTCACGAGAACTGGCCTGCGATTGTGTCGGCACTCGACACCGCAGAGAAGTCGTTCCACAACATCCGTGGTGTGCTTAACCTAACTGTTGCCGGTATCCATATACTACGATCCGGTATTGCTACTGGTGCGGCGGCAGTAATTGGCTTTGGCCGTAACATGACAGATGGCTTTGGCCGTTCCGTCGAGATGATTGGCCTTAAGATCCAGATCTTCGGCCAGAAGGTCAAGTTAGGTATTTTACAAGCGATCAACACGGCGACTCAGGTTGGTGACAAAGCTCTAAGCTCTGCCCCAGAGTTCGTTAAGACGTTCTTCGGCTACACTAGCGGAGACCTATCCAAAGGCACAGACGCTATGATCGCTAACGCTCAGACGGCGTTAGGGCAGCTCGAGACTGAGCTGACGGGTGTTCGCGACCGTGAAGGTTCTAAGCCTTCACTTATTGAGCAGTCTTTGCTAGGTGTGGCAGGCCAAGCTGACGCAGCGGTTGAACAGGCCGTGGCTAAGGCGCACGAAGCATTTCAACGTGTCCAAGAGATTACATCACAAGGTGGTTCAGCTTCTCTGGTGTCTAGCGCTTTAGGTTTTGGCGGCGACCCTGCTGCCGGAGGCGAAGGCGGTGACACTGGTGAGAACCCAGCTGCCAAGTCGTTCGAAGAGTCTCATGCCCTTAAGCTACGTGAGATGGAAGACGAGAAGAAGCTGGTCGACATGCGGCGCAGCACAATGCAACAGTCACTGGCGTTTGCTCAGCAGCACGTTAAAGGTGGCTCTGCAGCAGCTAAGGCTCTTATGGCGGTTATGACCGCACTAAACATTGCGCAGATCATCAGTAACACTGAGGTGGCCAAAATCCGTGCGTTAGCTGAGCTAGGCCCAATAGCTGGTCCTCAAATGGCTGCGGGTATCCAAGCTCAAGGCATGGTTTCTGCAGGTATTGCGGCTGCACAAGGTATTTCGGGCATGTTCCACGACGGTATTGACAACGTACCTAACACAGGCACCTACCTCCTCGAGAAGGGTGAGCGTGTTGTTGACCGACGCCTAAATGAAGACCTAACCAAGGCCCTATCAGAAGGCGGAAGTGGTGTAGGCGGTGGCTCTAACACTCTTAGCATAAACGTCAGCGGCGTCAGCGACGCAGAAACAATTAACCGTGTCATAAACGAGCAACGACCTCAATTTGAGCAGATGCTCCGTGACATTAACTCCGACAACGCAGGACAAGGACTAATCTAATGACTTTCCCAACAGATTTCATGACAGACATCCCGAAGCCTGCTTCGTTTAAGATAGACCGCATGGTCACTGTACTCCGCAGCGTGCCTATTACAGGCGCGCACAAGGCCCAG